CTTCACTATTTTTTGAAAAAATAATATTATTATTTGCATCAGATAAATAAAGAACACCGGCATATTTAATACCATCTCCTGTGTGAGAGTGAGGTTTATTATAAGAGTTGTTTTCTAACACGTTTAACCAACTATGAATAATTTTAACATAATAAACATTATTTAAATAATTATTTATAAATTGATTTAAATCTTTTTTACCTTCAAAAGTTTCGTGATATTGAAATCCACTTACACAAGAAATGTTATCTTCTGTCTTATAATTTTCTTCTACAAATTTTAATACTTTTTTATATATATCGATTGGAATAGGTAGTTTTCCATGAGATACACGGACAGTAAATAAATTATAAGTATTTATCATCGTAACATCATCCACGAAGTTAGAATATATTTTTCACCTGATAAAGGTGAATTACCTCTATGTACATAAGGAAAACCAGCAGGCCAAATAACAATTCTACCTGTTTTAGGTTTTACTCTTTTGGAAAAATGTAAAAATTCTGTTTCTCCACCTTCTTCTACATCATTTAAATATATAGAAAAAACAAAAGCACGTGGTTCATTATGGTAACCTTTTCCATGTTCTATATGCCAAACATGATAACCTTCTGTAGGTAAAGTTTTTTGTATTTTTAAATCTGTAAAATGAAAAGGAACTCCATAAGCATGGTCTGCTCCTACATTTTTAACATAGTGATTCCAAGCTAAATCAAAATTTACCATCATTGGTTTTAATGATTCCCACCATACATTTAAATTAAAAGGTGCTGCAAAAAATTGTTGGTCCTGTTTTTCTAATATTGATGCTTTTTCCCCACCTATTCTATTTACGGTATTATTAAATTTATTTTGATTTTCATATAATTTAATTGCTTTATTACATTCTTGTTCAGTAATGTAATTATCATAGATACCTATAAAATTATTTATGTTAACTATTTTTTCATTCATTTATTTTTTTTTACTTTATAAACATTTGTATTGAAACTCTTGGTATGATTGTACTTAACACAGGATTAACTTTATGTTTAAGTGGAGCTTTTATTATTACTAAAGAATTACCTACTATGGGTATATAACCATGACCATTTTCTGAATTAAACATTAATTCTCCACCAAACTGATTATTCCATCTATTATTAATATAATATGTTGCTCCATATGTCCAACCGCTATCATCATGCCAATTAATACCTGCCCCTTTTTCCATATAATGAATATTACTAGTAATATCTTTAAAATCTTTTAATTGATAAAATTGATTGTGATGAGTTAAAGTTTTTAATTTTTCAAACGGCGGATAATTTGATACACCTACTCTTTTTGGTGGGACTATATTTTCTATTAAACCTTCTGGCCATAGACCTTTAGAAGTATGCAAATTAATACTTTTACGTTGTTTAAATATAGAATTATGAATTCCTTTATAAGTAGAATAATCTAAAAAATTTTGTATGTAATAAAGTTTATCAGGAATTGAATATATTAATTTCATTAATTTTTTAAAAAACAATTTATTGAATACCTAGTGCCTTTTGTTACTGGTTCTGTGCCATGAATCCAAATAGGCTCTGCAGGAAACAACATTGCGTCTCCTGTTTTAAAAGATTCTTTTATTAAGCCATTAAAAAATCTAAACTCACCTCCTTCATAATCTTCATTTAAATTTAATGTGCAAGAAGCTCTTATATTTTCTCCAACATCACTGTGATCGTCAATAAATTCTCCTTTTTTATATTTTATGATACGAACATTATTTGTATTGTTAAAAAAATAATCATTAAAAGTAGGAGATATATTTTTTTTAATGTGTAAAATATAGTTAGTTATCATTATTGAAATATACATTTTGGAAATATCAAAAGCTTCTTTTATATCATCATTAGGATTAACAATAGCTGATAAGTTTAAACACTTAAAATTATCCATTTGAGCTTTTTCAGATTTAAATTTATAACTTCCTTCTATAGTTGACAATTCAGAGTATTTTTCAAAGGTCTTAATTAATTTTTGACAAACATTTTTAGGAACTAATCCATTGATTCTATACTTTAAATCTGTTATTTTATGGTCAAAGGACATATTTTTGTATCTTTCATTCTCTATATTTTTAATATATAACACAATTATGGCTCTAAAAAAAGTAGATTTTGCACCTGGTTTTAATAAACAAAGCGTACCCTCCGCTCTTCCTGGACAGTGGGTAGATGGTGATTTTGTACGTTTTAGATACACCGCCCCTGAAAAAATAGGTGGCTGGGAGCAATTGACCGCTGCATCTAAAACATTACCAGGCGCAGCTAGAGCACAGTTAACTTGGACCTCTTTAGCAGGTGAAAAATATGCAGCCATAGGAACCTCTCAAGGTTTGTTTTTATATTATGGTAATGATTTTTTTGATATTACGCCGTTAGACACAGCGATTACTGGATGTACTATAACAACGGTTAATGGTTCAAATACTGTAACTATAAATAAAGGATCTCATGGTTTAGCTAAAGGAAGATATGTAACATTATCTGGTGTGACTGTTACAGGTGCTTCAGACTACACACCTGCAGAATTACAACAAGTTTATGAAATACAAACAACTCCAGATGTAGACAAGTTTACTATATTAGCTTCTAGGAATGAAGGAGGTACAGGTATGACTGCGGCAGGAGCTGCAACTGTTAATCCTTATATTGAAGTAGGACCTACTTTTCAAACTGCAGGTTATGGTTGGGGTACAGATTTATGGGGATCTAGCACATGGGGAACTGAAAGTGCAACTAGTGATGTGATTCTTGCTCCAGGAAATTGGAGTTTAGATAATTTTGGTCAAGTATTAGTTGCTACAATATTTGATGGTAAAACATTTACATGGAATGCCGGAGCATCCGGAGCAAGAGGTATAAGAGCCTCTTTGTCTACATCGGGTTTTGTAACAACAGGTAATCCTACAGCCAGCAGATTTACATTAGTTTCTGATCGAGATAGACATTTGTTCCATTTTGGAACTGAAACAACTATAGGTGATCCTACAACACAAGATCCCATGTTTGTACGATTTTCTAATCAAGAAAATTTAAACACTTATCTACCTACTGCTACTAATACTGCGGGTACATTTAGATTAGATACCGGTAATGAAATTAGGGCAGCTTTACAAGGTAAAGATTATGTTTTTGTTTTAACCGATAACGCTGCCTATGTAATTCAATTTGTTGGTCCACCTTTTACTTTTAGTGTTAGACAAGTTGGTACAAACTGTGGATGCATAGGACAGCATGCAGCCTCTTATGTTAATGGTGCTATATATTGGATGTCTAATGAAGGTGGTTTTTTTATGTATGATGGTACTGTTAAAGCCTTACCTTGTTTAGTAGAAGACTTTGTATTTACAGTTCAGAATGGAAATTTAGGTCTTAATTTCAATGCATCTGATGTAATTTTTTCTTCACCAAATTCTTTATATACTGAAGTAAATTGGTTTTATCCAAAAGATGGATCAGAACAAATAGATAGATGTGTGACTTACAATTATCAAGAAAATGTTTGGACTACTTCATCATTAGATAGAACTACTTACGCTGATCAAGGTGTTTTTGTTAAACCTTATGCAACGGATTATGAATCTACAACCACTCCAGTGTTTCCAGATATTTTAGGTATTACCAATTTATATGGAGCGTCTATCTACTACGCTCATGAAGTAGGAAATGATCAAGTTAATAGTTCAGGCAGAAGCTCAATTAATGCTTTTATTAGATCTGGAGATTTTGATATTGATGATGGTGAATTATTTATGTCTATGAGAAGATTTATGCCTGACTATAAATTCTTAGTGGGCAACTCTAAAGTAACGTTATTTATATCAGATTATCCTTCTGACGTTCAATCTGGTTCACCTTTAGGTCCCTTTACAATAACAACCACTACTGATAAAGTAGATACTAGAGCGAGAGGAAGACTACTATCTTTAAAAATAGAAAATGATGCTGCAGGTGAAACTTGGCGTTACGGTAGTTTTAGAATGGATGCTCAACCAGACGGAAGGAGATAACATGCCACTTACTACAAAAGGTAAAAAAATAATGAAATCTATGAAAGACAGATACGGTAAGAAAAAAGGTAAAACTGTATTTTATGCTTCAAAGAATAAAGGCAAAATAAAAGGTGTAGATAAAACTAGAAAATAATGGCTAAACTAACTAACTATATACCTGAACCTAAACAAGAATATGACGTAGAAAATCAAAGACAAATCATTGAGTCAATGACTACAATGAAACAACAACTTAATTTTTCTTTTCAAGAAGATTTAAAAAATGAACAAGACGCTTTTAATTATTTTTTATCATGACAATACAATATAAAAACGCATCTAAGATATTAGACGGAACGGCTATGACAACTCTTTTAACTATATCCACGTCTGCTATAGCTATTATAAAATCTGTATATGTATCTAATAACAGCACAGGAGCTGTGTTAGTTAATTGTGATTTAAGAGATTCTTCTGCTAGTACAGATGTAGAATTTTTTAGAAAAGACATACCTGCTACAAGCACAGTCAATGCTACAGAACAGGGGTTGAATTTAGAAGCAGGAGATGCTATAAAAGCTCAAGCAGAAACTGCTAATAAACTTGAAGTAGTAGTTAGTTATGCGCTTATAAACAGAGAGAATGA